TCTAGGAAATTTAAAATGTCACTTGGAATCAGGCTTGCTGTTTCTTATAAGCGACTCTTGTTGCTTCCTCGTGTTTTCTAGCCCACGCATCAGCAGCTGAAGGAAACGCACCTGTGATGCCCTCCAGACTGATACGGGGTGACGAGATAATACGAGAAGCTTCATTGCGACAATGTGGACACTCTATAGAGCGTACCTCATCATCGACCAATTTTTCGGTGAGATGGTCTTTAACACACCTGAACTCAAATATCCGTTTCATCTGTTAACTCCTTATAGGCTTCTTCCGAAGTTTGCTTAAGGTTTATTACCCAGTTTAGGATATCTAACTGTCCTTTGGTGTAGTACAAGTCCTCAACACCAGTCAATCTTTCAATCTTATTGTAGGCATCCAGCATTTTCTGGGTGTCTTCAACTAGATCTTTCCATCCTTTTGAGGCCATCATGTCAAACCTAGCCTCGTAATACTCCTGAATGTCTTTATCCACAGTTTCTCCTAAATAGGACTGTGTTGTATTTCTACAACAGTGTATTTATTATACCACACTTTTACTAAAAAGTCAAGTCTTTTCTTGATTATTTAGTAAGCTTCAAATATAATGATGCCGCCAGTACCGTTTGCGGCAGTATTGTTACCGTGTGCTCCCCCACCTCCTGCACCAAAACCAGTACCTGCTACGCCTGCGGTAGCCACCAAGCCTAAAGCTGGACCTCCTGAGCCAAATCCGGGTGCGCCGCCGCCTTTTCCTGAGAAGTTAGTACCTACCGTAGTGCCAGACCCATAGGAATGGCCTCCTCGCTCTCCAGTAATATTTACGTCTCCTCCAGTAGCTGTGCCTCCTGCTGGCCCTGCGGTAATCGAGTTAGCGTAAGCTGTACCTGCGCCGTTGACTCCTGAACCAGCAGAAATAGTAGTAATGCTCAAAGTACCTGAAGAGACTGTACTAGCAGTTCCTGATGCTGTTCCTACGGTATACGTTAGGGTTTGTCCTGCATTCATTACTAACCATTTAATTGCAACTGCCCCGCCGCTTCCTCCAGTTGCTCGTTGGTTGGTTGCGGCTCCTCCGTTACCTCCCGGCCCTACAGCCGTTACTTTGACCCATTGTGTATTTGCTGGAGCAGTATATGTTTGAGCTGCTCCTGAAGTAAAAACTGAAGTGCTTTCTGCTAGAGGAGAAGCAATAGTTATGCTTCCAGTACCATTAGTAATTGATACTCCATCTCCTGCCGTTAATGTAGCCTTGGTAAGAGTATTGCCAGTAGTGTTTCCTATTAATACTTGACCATTTGTATAGGAAGTTTGCCCTGTTCCTCCGTTAGCAACTGCCACAGTTCCTGTTACATTTGCAGCATTTCCTGTAATAGAGCCAGAAATAGTAGAACTAAATGTCTTAGTTCCTGCAATGGTCTGGTCTCCAGTAAGTTTTACAACTGCATTGTCTAAAGCATATCCTGCCGTAGCATGATTACCCCAACCAAATGCTGTATTCCAGTTTGTAGAATTATTAGTAGTTGAGTACCAAGAAGATGCCGTATAAATTGGATCTGTTTCAGTATAACTTGTAAGATAACCAGCAGAGGCATGATTACCCCAACTATAAGCAGTATCCCACTGGCTTTGTTTTGTAGTGGTTGGTATGGAATACCCACCAGCATAGGTAAGTGCAAGTGTTCCGGAAGTTGTAATTGGATTTCCGCTGATTGATAGTCCTATAGGAACAGTCATATCAACACTGGTTACAGTTCCTGAACCTCCTCCAGCAACTGTAGCCCACTCTAACGTACCATTAACAGTTTTTAAATACTTACCAGTTTGTCCGTCTTGACTAGGAATAATTTCTCCTCTAGTCATGTAGGATATAGCTTCTTGTTTTACTGACTCTGGAAGTATAGAACCAGCATCAATAATATTACCGTCTGATAAAGTTAAGACTAAAGAGTTATCAAAGTCTACAGAAGCATCAACAACGGAGACTCCGTTCTTACCGTCTACTCCGTCTTTACCATCGACACCATCTTTACCGTTAACACCGTTTGTACCATCTATGCCTGCTGGTCCAACGTCTCCTTTGTCTCCTTTGTCACCCTTTTCGCCTTTAGGACCAACTTGTTTTTGGACAGTAGATGCTAATTGCTCAACTTTAGTTAAGTTCTTCTTAACCTTGTTTAGTTCATCTACAACAACAAGGAGCTTGGTATCCGTAGAAGCCATTAACCTTCTCCGTTAATACGCTTTAAGAATGCCTCATCCTGTTGTTTAGACTCACTCATCTGCTGTTCTACAATCTTTGTTTTCGACTCAATCTCACGTTCCTTAAGAACTAACTGAGCTACCTTTACCCTACGCTCAAAATCGTCCGTAGTTTCGTTGGAAAGGTTGGCAGAAGAAGCCTGAATCACATCAATCCGCATCTTTTCAGGCATTAACTGGGTCTCTACACTGGCTTTCTGAGCCTTTGCAAGGCTTTCCTGGGCGTTGGCTTGACTTTCCTGGGCTCTACCCTGTAGCTCGGCTATCTGGGCCTGTAGAAGTCCGATTTGAGCCTCCTGTTGGGCCATTAACATCTGCTGTTGGGCTGGATCAGGCTGGTTCATCTGGTCTAAAGCAGCGGCAAGCTCTTCCTTGTTGGACAGGCTGGAGCCTTTGATGATGCCTTTTAGTACTAAGGGCAGTACAGGGCTGTCAGGACCAAGGGTTTGCAGCAGTCCAATGAACTGTTGCTGCTCATACTCCCTAGCTACCATGCCAAGGGTGCTGGCAGGGGTGAACCTGAAGTCCTTAGACGGGTAACGCTCTGGATCAAACTGCATATAGCGGTAGGCTACCTTCTTAATCAGAGGGATCAAGAAGTCATCTTGGAAGTTCATCAGAGCCTGCTTATTCTTCTTGATGATAGAAGACATAGCCAAGGACATTGAAGCCCCTCCAGCGTCTCCTTGGGCCACAGAGCGGGTCATCGCCTGACTATCTAGGGTTCCTGTAGCCTGAAGGAGCATCACCTCGAACTGCTGGGCGGTCTGGATGTTACCAGCGTCAGTAGATCCAAACTTAAACGGGAAGAGGATCTCGTTAGGATTACCGTTGGTAAGCAGGGTCTTTCCGGGCTGAACCTTGTAAGATACGCCACGAGGAAGCCTTGTAGCGTCTGCTGCCATCATAGGGGCCGTAGTCAGTGCTAAAGAGTCCAGATGACTACGGAGCTGGGCATCGATAGCTTTTTGCATATTGTAGCCCTTTTGCACGGTTCCCATACCTACTAACCTACCTGATACCTTCTCAGGTACATAGGTCACAATAGGACGGTCTTTCATCATGTATGGATTGGCTTCTGCCTTGAGCAGGTACTGGTTGTTAGCGATAACAACTACAGCCTCAACCATATCAGCGTACTGGTCTGCATCGCTGTCCTCTGGGAACAGGTCTTCTACTTCACCACCTTCGTTCTCTAGATCCTCTAAATACTCACGAGGAACTAACCCGTAGTAGCGAAGGACTCGAACCTTGTCTTCTTGGTAGAGTGTGTCCAATTGGTTTGGGATAAGATCAGTATCGCTAAACTCAGGACCAATATTAACCTTTCGATAGATCCCATCTTCAATCCCTTTGACTACTTTAAATAGGCTGGTGTACTCCTCAACGGCTACCCCAAGGCTATCATCCACAGTCTCAGAGTTAGGGTCCCAAATAAAGTTACGAGGATGCACTGACTTAACTGGAACAGACACACGGTCTACTTCTGTTACACCAATAGCAGCACCCATACCATTAGGCATAGGCTGCATAGTTGGCTGTAGTTCCATCGTAGATTTAATCTGAACCTCAGCTACACCAAGACCAAAGACTTCAGCGTTTCGGTTTACTTCTGCCCAGGTCTTGTCTACCTTGTCTTTCTTTAGATCGTCATGAAGCTGGGCCTTTACCATCTCCACATCCATCTCTTCTTGGTCAGCAGCATCATCCTCTAGTTCAAAGAACTCACCACGACCTGTGGTAGCCTCAATGATCTCTGAGGTCTTGTTCTCTACCGCTTGACGGATAGCTGGAGACACGAGCCTACTGCGCTCTGAGTCACGAGTCTTGTCCTCATCAGACCATACGCCGTAGTAGAGACGCTCGTACTCATCCCACTTAGCCTGATAGTTATTGTCTCGATGTTCTTTCCACCGATCACAATGATCAATAATAAAGGCTACTAGGTCTTTATCTGATTCTGATACTGGGTCTTCTTGAAAGTCAGCCATGTTTAGTCCTTAGTGGTGTCACCGAAAGGGTCTGTTTGTTCTAGTTCTTCGTATTCGACTTCTACTTCCTTGGTCATAGGCTTAAAGATTTGAGCGTCTTTGAGGCCCTCACCCTTAGCAGCAGTGATAATCTTCATCATGCAGTATGGAGACAGAGCATCTAGCTCTTCCTTGATAGCCTCAAATACGCCTTCGTTAGTGATCAGAGAGTCCCAGTTTAAGGGGACCATCTCTTCTTCTTCCATCATTTTGATTTCCATGCTAGCTCCTAGTATCCTGATACTGTGTCTAAGGGTTCGTACTCATCATCTTCAATCATGTCAGTAAACTCTGTGATGCCTATTTGATCGATATAGGCCAAGGCATCAATCAGGTCATCGTGTACTGCGCTGTTAGGGAAGTTAAGAAGCTGGTCTACAAACTGCTTATTCCACTCGCCCCTAACTAACTTAATCCTTCCATGCTCGAAGCGACCCTGTAAAGCCCATACTATGCGGTCCGTCTTCTTCTTGTTGCCATGTGTCAGTTCTGTCACTGAGATGAAAAACGACTTCCTCTTCATCAAGTCTTGTAGGTACGGGAGTACGGCGTTCTTGGCCATTCCCCGCTCTATACCTACTAGCCGCACATCGTAACTTCTTGCTGTTTCTAATATCTTGTTTGCGGTTTCTTTGATATCCCATCGTCCATACACTATAGTATCTACAAACCATCCGTCTAGACAAACCTTGACAACAGCTATCGCAGTCTCATCCAGATGCTTCTTTTTGTTACTGGCTTGCTTGCTTACATCCTCAAAACCAGCCAAGTCCACAGCAATATAGTACTGCCCATCGTCAGGAACATCATCACTGTCAATATAGTGTATCCACTCATCCTTGAAGAGGTCTGAGGAGGCGGCCTCGAAACTAGCAAGGTATTCCTGTCTAAAACTGAAGGAAGACATTGACTTCTTTGCAGCCTCAATCTCTTTAGGATCGAGAAGAGGGTTATCAAAAGAAGTAAAGTGAAACGAGGACCAATCCTCGTCTTCATCCCTCTGAGCCATCTGATACAATTCATAGAAGTGATTCCTGCCCTTCGGTGTACCAATGAACAGTGCTCCACCCTTTACATCTGACAGTGCTGGTCTAAGGATCTGCTCAAACACTTGCGGCTTCATGTCCGCATACTCGTCAACTACAACGTAAGCAAGACCAACACCACGCATAGTATCAGGACGATCAGATCCCTTGAGGTAAATCTTTCGATCATTTACTAAAGTTATTACCGCCGTATTCTCGTGGACAGTTTTGATAACTTCGTGTCCAAGTTCCTTAAGAACCGTCCACATAATGTCTTTAGCTTGCTGAAAAGTTGGAGCAACATAGAAGACATCCTTCTCTTTAGATTTCAAAGCCTCAATGATCAGGGTCCAAGCAGCTAGTCTTGACTTACCAAACCGTCTACCTGCAGCTACTACCTTAAACCGATGATCATCATTAAATACTTCAGTCTGCTTTGGATGTAGCTCGACTCTAAGGTTTGCCATCCGAGTCCTCTACATCGATAACTTCGTAATCTATCTCCTCAGTTTCTCTTGCAGCTATCTGAGGAGTACCTGTGGTAACAATCTGAACCTGTATAGCACTGGACCTACCCTGTCCCTGCTTCTCAAAATGACTCAATGGCAATAGCCTATCGATACACATCTTAAGACAGGCAACCTGATCCTTATCACCATCGTCCATAGCCTTACGGAGGACAGTCTCGATTACCTTCTCACCACTGGTGGACAGCAAACGAGCATAGAATTCTTTTATCCTAGCGGCCTCACCGGGAGGTCTTCCTACTACATTTCTATTCTTCTTGGCTTCTATGTCTGCCTTACGGGGTCTGCCGCGTTTCCTCTTTGAAGGGGACACAGACACATCAGACAGAGGTTCAGTGTTTGACACTAAATTCTCCTCTATATAGTTTCTACATAGCTTGTTTTTGTATGTAGTAGGATATTAACTACTAAATAGAGACTAAAAGTGAATATTAATAATAATTATTATTAGATACCTGTTAACTTCAATTCACTTCTTAAGCGACCCACTGCTCAGATCTATATAGTTAGTTCTTGTTGTTTTTTTACTACAAGTATATTATAGCATATTTTTAGAGATTTGTCAAGTCATTTCTTCTTATCTGTCCCTTTTTAGGGCTTAGAGAGCACTGGTCAACTTGTCCCTTTTCTCTTTAGACGACCGTCCAGGTCTGCATAAACCTAAGTCATTGATTTATAACGGCTTTTCTACAGTGGTAATCCAGTCCTATTTCGTACTATTTAGGGCGTTTTTAGGTTATTTAATTCCTATTTTACCTTCTGTTGTGTGTTGTAGGGTCCGGCATTTTACAGGCAGCGGCATAGCCCCCTCCCCCGTATGCGTTTATCCATATATTTGCATATGCAGATGCTGTGGTGCAATATGTGCAGTGCAACATGGCATGATTCTTGCAAAGGCAAGATCTGTGCCAATAGGCTAAAGCTATTGAAACCTGGGCAGAGTAAGTAAGAAGCTATTATGGACCATATAACGCTACTCAGCCAGCTTGATAAGATGCACCATATTAGGGCAGGTTTTCCCTGTTTAGGTGCATTATTGCACCATTTAGGTGAATAGGGACAGACCAGGTAATGAGAATAATTCTCAGTTAGAAAATAATATCGTTATAAATCAAGCACTTAGGGCTTAAGGCTGAATCTGGTATGATTCTTGCATAGGTTTTGATGCTGTGCGTCTTTAACTTTTATGAGGATCTACCTATATGGAACTGATGCTAGAATTTCTTGTCTGTGCTGTAGCTGTAGCTGTGATCGTTTTAGTGATGAACCCTTTAACCCTTAAATGAGGATTTAAAACCATGAGCTTAAATTATGTGAATTATTACGCCAGAAAATCTCTGGCTGAGATGCTAAAAGAAGCTGTTATTTTTAGTACTGAGGAAAAGAAACGAATAATTAAAGATTGGATTAACTACCGTCTAACGGGTTATAAAGACTATCGATATAATTCGACATATCTAAGACGGGATTATGTTGAGCTTAAAAGAAGCTCCCAGATGCTAGGGGGAATGTTAGGACAATGCTATAGAGATAAGGACATTGAAACAGCCCTCAGCATAATCAACGATAGAGCTTTCAGGACAATCCGTAGACGTACGGATTTTATCTCAGTATTAGAAAAGCTGTTTCCTGGCGCGCCATTCTATAGCTGTGAGGATTGCGGGGAAATTATGGATTCTGAGGGAGATCGCATTCATTGGGCTTATGAATCGAATGCAATATGCTTAGATTGTATTGAAGCTGATTATACTTATTATGACCCTGAAGATACTTATATCAGAAACAGCGATTATAATGATAGATTATCTGATGATAATGACGATTCTGACGATTCTATAATTGGCGAATATCATTCATCTAATCCCTGCCATATTCCCTCAACTTTCGATAATCGTAAACCTAAGGTTTTGATCGGGTTAGAGCTTGAAATCGAAGTGTCTGATCGACATGAGCGCGAATCTAAAGCTGAGGATATGCTCAATGCTATAGGAACCTATAGAAACGAAAAGACTGGGTCTTATTATAGGTACTGCCAAGCTGAAAGAGATGGCTCTCTAGATTATGGTTTCGAGATTGTTACAGGTTTTACAGGGTTAGATATTCATCGACAACAGCTTGAATATTTTAAGAATCCATTAAGCGGATTAAAATCTCATAATACTTCTACCTGTGGTTTACACGTGCATATATGCAAAAGCACTATGAGCTTATATCATGGCGCGAAATTGATTCTGTTTATCAATGATGAAAAAAACAGCGAATTAATTAAGACTATAGCTCGCAGGTCTGAATCTGGATACGCGAAAATAAAGAATAAAAAAGATAATATCGTTTGGCTGAAACAAGCTCGCGAAACCAGAAACCCGTTGAATAATCTGAATAATGATCGATACGAAGCTCTGAATTTTCAGAATCCCAATACGATCGAATTCAGACTATTCAAAGGGACATTGAAATACGAAACGATTCAAGCTTGTTTAGAATTTTCGTTTCTATCGTGGCATTTTACTAAAGACGCAAGCATTAAAGATTTAACAATGTCGAAATTCTTAGAATTTATCAATAAGCCCGAAAATAGATCAGATTCGATTTATCTAAGGGAATATCTACAGTCTAAGGGTTTTATGAATGTATTCGTTCCCAATAAGAAAACAGCTTAACTTTAACTAATCAGAGGATATATAAATTATGTGTTTACTTGTCACCCAGAAACAAAACAGCCCAGCTTTATCAGATGAACGGTTAGCTGATTTCTATTCTTACAATTCAGACGGGGTTGGCGTTATGTATTCAGAAAAGGGTATGCTTGTCATTGAAAAAGCTCTCCCGAAAACAGCCCAAGAATTTATCGATTTCTATCGTTCCCATATTCAGGGTAAGACCTGCGCTTATCACCTCAGAATGAGGACACATGGCGAAATCGATCTGGGGAATTGTCACCCGTACGAAGTGCTAAACAGATCAGAGCATGGCGTGAATGTCTGGCTTATGCATAACGGGATTCTCAGTACAGGAAATGCTAAAGACCCTTCTAGGTCTGATACTTGGCATTATATTGTCGATTTTCTGCGCCCAATGTTAAAAGACAATCCATCTTTTATGTTTCACCCGTCATTCAGCGAAATTGTTTCTAAGCATATCGGGAACGGGAATAAATTCGTTCTAATGAATGATGACGGGATCACGATCACGATCAACGAATCTGAAGGGGTTTACTGGGCGGGGTTGTGGTTATCCAATGAATATGCTTGGACAAGCTCAGAAACAGCTACAAGCTCACCAGTAAACGATCCAGAGCTAGCGCAAGCCCAAGCTCTCGAAAAGCCCGTTCTGAAACCAGTAAAGCCAGCTAGCTCATATTGGGCGAATGATTATTATTCTGATTATGGATACAAGAATTATCATTATCAGGGTTCGATCAGAACAGCGGATTCAGACTATATGATCGAATCCTATTTAGATGATTTTCTGGATCAGGGTTATAAAGACGCAGGTAATTTATCGCTGTTTCAGGTAGACGGGTTTTCTGAAATGTACGGCGTGAATTCGTTTCTGGATCTGGCTGATTTATTAGCTCACCACAACATACCAGAATCAGAATTTGTTAAAGCTGTAAAAGATCCAGAATCAGCTATTAGATATTTCCCGTTTCTGGAAATCGAAACAGAATCAGAATACGAAAGGTTTTAAGATGACAATCAATAATCAATCAATAGGGGTTTGTTTAGACGATCTGAATTTTCCCCCTGAGTATTTTGAGCTTATCGGGCTACAGGGAGATTGCGTAATTCTCAGGTCTTTAGAAGATCCCGATTCTGAGCCCCTTATTATCGATTCCAAGGGCTTTTGGCAGTTAACCTAACCTAACCCTAAGCTGTACCAGAAAAGCCCGTTCTAGCGGGTTTTTTTGGTACTGTTTTAGTTAGTAAGCACTTACACCCAGAAATGCGGCTAGCTAGGTCTTAATTCTGGGCTTTAGACGGGTTTCTAAGGGCTCCCCTAGGGTAGGGTATAGGGAACCTCTAGAAACCCCGTATAGATCGATTTAAGCCCGTTTCTGGGCATTTTAATAAAAGGGGTTATCTAATGATCTGGATTTCAGGTATTAAAAAAGCTCGCTCAGCTAGAAAAGTGAGTGCTAACTATTCAAAAAACGAAGTGTGTGCTCACTATCCGCGAAGTGGGTACTCACTTACACCAGGGAAACAGGGACAGACCAACCACCAGGTGTGGTATTTACGCAACAAAATTAAAGCTAAGTAAGGAGTTTCCCGGATTTTGGCCAAGGTTTTGAATTTTCCAAATTTTGAGATATGCTCTCTAGAAAGAACGTGTAAAAAACATGAATATTATTCTTGACTGGTTTGTAGGGTTATTAGTTGTGGTAGCTTTTTTCGTGCTACAATGCTCGTTACAATAACTTGTGCTGGAAAAACAAGTTGTTTCGTGTGAAAAATAGGGGGGGGGTAAAATGTCTGCATGGTTGATTGCTGTCATAGGTGTGGTATATTTGGTGGTGTCTGTTGACCTGTTAATTAAGGGGCAGACTGGGTTAGGGATAGCTTTTGTAGGCTATGCACTAGGAAATGTAGGGCTAACACTGGCAGCACTAAAATGATTAACTTCTTGTTAGTGATGCTATTTGTAATTATCTTCGGGTTTCTTATCTCATATTGGGAGGATTAAATGGTTAGAGTATCAGGTGTGCCTTATGAAGTAGAATTGGTGGATCAGTACATGAACGATGTCTCAGAACTCGAGCGTGAGAACTTTATGCTCAGAGCTAGGATAGAAAGGCTAGAGGACGAGGTAAGAACGACTAACGAGTTACTAATTAAGTTAAACATTGACCTACTCAACGAAACGAATCGGAATGCCTCTAGAAAGCCTTAAAACGCCCTGTATCGGCCTCTGTGAGTTGTCTGAGGGGTGGGGTATATGCTTGGGGTGTGGAAGGCGTATAGAGGAGATTATGGACTGGATAGGTATGACCGATCAGGAACGAGAAACAATCATCCTAGAAACTAGGGACAGACTAAAGGACTTATATGGCAAGGACTAAAAAGGTAGTGGAAGAGGTGGTGCAGGATGTTGTCGTGGCAGATTGTCAAGAGTTTGTGTCAATTGCTTTTGACAGAAACAACAATTTATATGGTATACCTAAGAACGGTGAGTTGTTTAAATACAACTGGGATAAGCAAAAGTGGGAGGCAGTATGAGGTGTCTTAGTTGCAATGCAGCATTAACTGACTTTGAAGCTACTCGGAAGTACGCCTCAACAGGCGGGTTTGTGGATCTTTGTAACTGGTGTTTTGGTAGTGTCTCAGATCAAATTACTGTCATTGAAAGGTCTGATCTGGCGCATGAAGAAGACACAGAAGATGACAACGATTCTCATTGTGGGTTAGATGTTGACAAAGACTTTTAAGCATGCTATAATTCTATATAGATACTAAACAGTAAGACTAAATAGAAAATTATTATTAATATTTACTTTAATAACTATTTAACTACTTAAAGGACTATTTAATATGAATGATGATGAACAGAGATTTATAGCTGAGATGCAAGAAGAAGCTCACTACTGGTTCACTGTGTCTGCTATGGCTCGGCTGTCCTTGGATCAGGGTGTTGGCAAAGTAATGGCTGATGTGATAAAATTAATGCATAAAGAAAAATCGAAAGGAGTTGATCGTGGCTGAACAGTTAAAGGCACACCAGCCGTGTCCTGATTGTGGCAGTAGTGATGCTTTGACCTATTACTCATGGGGCAGTAGGTGTTTTAGTTGTGGTAAGGCAAGGCGTAGTGCTAACGCAGAGGAACCAGTGCAGAAACTAACTAAGGTGAATACTAAAGTGACTAATATTCATGATCTGTCATACGAACAGGTGCTTGACCGTAACCTGACTAGGGCTACCTGTCAGACCTACGGCATCGGTAACAAGGATGGCTACTACTATTTCCCGTACTACAACGAGGAAGAGGCTCTGGTGGCTTTCAAGCGTAGGAACATGGAAGACAAGCGATTCAGTATCGAGGGTGACTGGAACAAAGGCGGTCTCTTCGGACAACAACTCTTTGCCAAAGGAGGCAAGTATGTTACTATCACGGAAGGGGAGTTTGACGCTGCGGCAGCGTATCAGATGCTGGGTTCTAAGTACCCTGTGGTTTCTGTTAGGAACGGTGCAGGCAACGCAGTCCAAGATATTAAAGCGAATTACGAGTGGCTCGACTCCTTCGAAAACATCGTCATTTGTTTTGACAACGATGATGCGGGTCGAGGAGCTGCTAATGCGGTTGCTGAAGTCCTTGGAACTAAAGCCAAGATATTTAAAGGACGCACAGGTCTTAAAGACTCCTGCGAGTACGCCCAAGAGAACAAGGAAAAAGAGTTCGTAGAATCTTGGTGGAGGGCTGAGAGGTTTACACCTGACGGTATTATCGATGGTGCAGGATTGTGGGATTTAGTGAACCAACCAGTGGAAAAGTCTGATGTAAACTACCCTTTTGGTGGGTTAAATGACCTAACCTATGGTATCAGGTCTGGAGAGATGGTCACTATCACGGCTGGATCAGGGCTAGGTAAGTCTCAGTTTCTGCGTGAGATTGTGTATCACATTATCAACAACACTCAGGACAACATTGGTCTGCTGTTCTTGGAAGAGTCTGTGAAGCGGACAGCCAAGAGCCTGATGAGCCTACACGCTAACAAGCCATTGCATCTACCCGACATCGAGGTTACGAATGAAGAACTACGAGACTCTTTTGACGCTACATTGGGTACTGGTCGTGTGTATCTTTTTGATCACTTTGGCTCTACTGCAATCGACAACATTATCACACGAGTACGTTTCATGGCTAAGGCTCTTGATTGCAAGTATATTTTTCTTGATCACGTTAGTATCGTGGTATCTGCACAAGACAATGGTGACGAGCGAAAAGCCCTAGACGAGATAATGACTAAGTTGCGGATGGTGGTTCAAGAGACTGGCATTGCTTTGTTCTGTGTCTCGCATCTCAAACGGCCTGACGGTAAAGGTCACGAGGAAGGTGCAAGTACCTCTCTGTCTGCTCTACGAGGCTCAGGATCGATTGGTCAGTTGTCTGACATGGTGCTAGGTCTAGAGCGTAACGGACAGGCTGAAGACCTGAAAGAACGTCATACAACACGGGTTAGGGTATTGAAGAACCGATTCAGTGGACTGACTGGCCCTGCCTGTGGTCTCTACTATGATCGGATTACTGGACGCATGAGCGAAACTGTTATGGAGGAACTATGACTGACTTTATCGAATTAGGGTTTCATAAATTTCATACCAAAAATCCTTGGGTGTATGACAAGTTGCGGACTATGGCTTTACAATTGAAACGGTCTGGTCGTAACTCATACGGGATTGCCGCTCTTTTTGAGGTTCTGCGCTATGAATACGCAATGAAAACACAAAGCGATGATGGATTTAAGCTAAACAATAACTATGCCGCACTTTACGCACGGAAATTGGCACAAAATGAACCAGAACTAAAAGGATTTTTTCGAATGCGAGTACGCCGTTCAGGCTCACTAGAACTATGATTGCTTTACTCCTACCTAAAACTATGCTATAATTATATTATGAGAATCGCAATTGATATCGAAACTAATCTTAAGCACAACACTATTTGGTGTTGCTCTACTTATAATTTGGATACTAAAGAAGTAAGGACATGGACAAGCGCACAAGACTTCAACAAGTTCATTCAACAGGCAAAGCTGATAGTAGCTCACAACGGAATATCATTCGACTACCCCGTACTCAACAGAGTGTGGAAGACTTCGATCAGACTGAGCCAAGTACGGGATACACTGGTTATGTCAAGACTATCAAGCCCATCAAGAGAGGGTGGTCACAGCCTAGCCAATCTCGCAAAGCTCGTAAACCGAACCAAGAAGGAATACGAAGATTTCGAGGGCGGCCTAACTCCTGAGATGATTGAGTACTGTCAAGAGGATGTAATCATTTGTGGTGAATTGTATCTGTACCTGCTTCAGGAACTGAAAGGATTCTCTGAGCAGTCTATTGATCTGGAGCATAAGGTGCAGGCTATCATTACTAAGCAGGAAAAGCATGGCTTTAAACTCGATACTGTGAAAGCCCAGTGCCTGCTTGGTCAGTGGAAGCGTAGGCTGTCTGACATTGAAGAGGAACTTCAAACCATCTTTCCTCCGATTGTCACTCAGAGGTTTAGCGAGAAGACAGGTAAGCAGTTGAAGGACGATGTTGAAGTGTTCAATCCCGGGTCACGACAGCAGATAGCAAAGCGATTGGTTCAGAAGGGCTGGAAACCTACTAAGCACACTGAGAAAGGAGCGGTGATAGTTGATGAATCAGTTCTTGACGGAGTTGATATTCCAGAAGCAAAGAGGATCGCAGAGTACCTACTCATTCAGAAACGGGTGGCTCAGGTTGAATCATGGCTTGAGTTTGTATCTGACGAGCGCAGGGTTCACGGTAAGGTCATCACCAATGGGGCAGTCACGGGACGCATGACCCACCACAGCCCTAACATGGCTCAGGTTCCTAGCAGTAGCAGTCCTTGGGGCCACGAGTGCAGAGAGTGCTGGACAGTGGATGATGGTAAGGTACTTGTCGGTGCAGACGCTAGTTCCCTTGAGTTACGGATGCTGGCCCACTATATGAAGGACGAAGGTTATGCAAAAGAAATCGTTGAAGGCGATGTACACACGAAAAACCAACTCGCTGCTGGTTTGGAAACAAGGGCGCAAGCCAAGACATTTATTTATGCCTTACTCTACGGCGCAGGGCCTGCCAAAATCGGGAAGATTGTTGGTGGTTCAGCAAAGGATGGTCAGGAACTCATCAGTACTTTTCTTCGCAACACTCCGGCTCTCAAGAGTCTTAGAGAAAAGGTTGAACGCTTATCAGAACAAGGGACGTTACCAGGTTTGGACGGTAGGAAACTACAAGTGCGTTCCGCACACGCGGCGCTCAACACACTCCTCCAGAGTGCTGGTGCAATAGTGATGAAGCAAGGTCTTGTATTACTAAGCAAGAAGATACAGGAACAGAAGCTCAAGGCCAATTTCGTAGCCAATGTGCATGACGAGTGGCAGATAGAATGCAGTCAGGAAGATGCAGATGCAGTAGGTAAGTTAGCAGTTAGTAGTATCAAGGAAGCAGGAGAAGTCTTAGGGCTTCGCTGTCCATTAGATGGTGAATACAAGAAAGGAACAACATGGGCACAAACCCACTAGACTTTGAAGATGATTTTTGGAAGGACATGGAAGACGTGGTGTTTATCAACGTAAGAAAGGACAGGACGATTAATATGCAAACATCGGTTGGTAACATGGAGGAGCTAAAGAGTATCTTCAGCACTGCTTTTATGATGGCCATGTTTCAGGATATGAAATCTAATCCTAAAGATGTTGACAAGCTCCACTGAGTCCTGTATAATATTATTTCAAACTTTGAAAAGGAGAAGTAAATGGAATTAAAACCGCTTAAAGTACAGGCAGAAATTATGTGGGCTTTCTTAGATACGCCTAACCAGCTATCAGGGAAGTATCAGGTAGATCTCTGTAACCTTACCAAGGGCGCTGTAGAGGCTTTAAAAGGCATGGGTGTTACGGTGATGACCAAGGAAACCCAGCCTGAGAAGGGACAGTACATTACCGCCAAATCTGTTAATTATCCTATTAAGACTGAGGATACCGAAGGCAAGACCGTGACTGTCAAGGTGGGCAACGGCTCCAAAGGGATTGCACTACTCAAGCCTTATGAGTATTCTTACAAGGGTAAGAAGGGCGTAGGAATTGGTATTAATAAGTTGATTGTGACGGATCTGGTTGTCTACGAAGGGTCTGACGCAGTTGAAACCGCTGATGATGTTCTCTAAGAAAGGAAAGAAGATGACAGCAAAGAAAGCAACAGCACCGTCACCTAAGTTTAACTTCAAGGTGTCACCAGTAGAGTCTGTGTTTGAGGTCGAAGTTGATGGTCTGAATCATACAGTATGGGGCTCAGACTTCTTCAAGTTCTCTGTGTCTTCGGATGGCTCTGTCACTATCAATGACAACGAGTTCTCCAGTAAGAAGCAGGCAGCACAGGCTCTCGAAGCTATGGCTTCGTTCCTGAAGAAGTAATGTTAGCACTCATCGATGCCGACATTGTTTGCTACCGAATCGGATTCGCTTCCGAGGATGTTAGCGACAAGATTTGCTTGGCACGGTGTGCTGAGTTTATGGAAGAGCTAGTGATGAAACCCTATGTAGGAGACTACCAAGGGTTCCTCACTGGCAAAGGGAACTACAGGACTGACATAGCAGTAACCGCTCCTTACAAGGGCAATCGAACCGCAGATAAACCTAAACACTATGGTCTGATTCGAGAGTACCTTGAGAAGGCGTGGGGATGTATCGTAGTAGAAGGACAGGAAGCCGACGACGCTATCGGTATCAAGGCTTATGAGATTGGAGACATCGAAGAATATATCATCATGTCTATCGACAAAGACCTTGATATGATTCGTGGTTGGCATTATAATTTTATTAAGGATAGGAAGTACCTGATCGATGACCAACAAGCTATCAAACATTTCTATACGCAGATACTGACTGGCGATAGAGTTGATAACATTGTTGGCCTTCGGGGTATAGGCCCAAAGAAAGCTGAGAAGATTCTTCAGGATTGTATTACTGAAGCCGATATGTACAAGGCAGTATTGGAAGCATACGACAACGATGATAAACGAGTACTGGAGAATGGACAATTGTTATGGATACGAAGAAACGAAAACCAGATTTGGTCACCTGCCCTTTGCAGTATGTCCAATGGGTTGACGCAGTAGCAGATGTGGAGTGGCAAGAAGATGTTAAAGCAGAGGTTCACCTTTGTCACAGTATTGGATGGATTATTGATGAGACAGATGACGCACTATGCATCGCTAATACAGTATCTATGGACAACAGCAATGCCCGTATGCATCTACCTAAGCAGTGGATTAAAGTAAGAAAGGATGTAACACTTGAAACCGAGCAGCGCCAAGTCCAAAGGAAGACACCTGCAAAAGTGGGTAAGAGATCTAATACTAGCCAAGTTCAATCTGGAGGCAGACGATGTTCGCTCAGTTAGTATGGGCGTGTCAGGGGAGGATTTGCTACTCAGTCCAGCAGCCAGACGGGTCTTGCCAATTAGTTTGGAATGCAAGTCCAGAGCAGCTATCTCAGTATACGGTTATTACGAACAAGCCAGAGGAAACGCAGGAGGATACGAACCTGTTTGCATCATCAAACAAAACAGAGATAAGCCCTTGGCTGTGGTAGACGCAGAGTATTTCTTTAATCTATTAAGGAGCAAGCATGAGTAAAGTTTATCGATTCATTTATGATTCTGAGTTTCAGGAAGACGAGCCTACAGAATACCCAGAGGCTTCAACTGTCAAGGTTCGTCACTACTTTGCAGACTTCACTGCATGGCCCAAGGTGCTCTATGAGTTCTGTAAGTTCTTAGAGACTTCTGGCTACAGTGGTGTACTGGAACGTGTTGTAATCAAAGACCCTTATAACATGGAGAGTGATGGGTTGTTTGAAACTATAGGACCGGGACAGTATATTGCTACAGCACAGACCAATGATTCAGAAGAAGAAGACGGTATTGTAGGCACTGTAAAAGTTGGTACTCCTGAGTGGAAGGAAGCAATGAAAGACTTAGAGGGTTACTTTGATTCTTTGAGCGAAGAAGAGAAACAAGACTTAAAAGAACAAGGATATAAAGTATGACTGTTCACGCCATAATCCCGGACTGCCAAGTTAAGGACGGTGTTGATCTTAGTTATCTGACATGGGTAGGTAAGTATCTTGTAGATAAGAAACCTGATGTGATTGTACAGATTGGGGACTTTGCAGATATGCCTAGCCTGTCTAGCTACGATGTTGGTAAGAAGTCCTTTGAAGGCAGGCGGTACAAGACTGACATCGAAGTTACTAACAAAGCTATGGAGATGCTATTAGCACCTATTAAGGAACATAATGAACGAGCAAAGAGAAATAAAGAACGACAGTATAAACCCAGAATGGTCCTTACTATCGGAAATCATGAAGAAAGAATTTCCAGAGCTGTCGAAGGAGACCCTAAACTGGATGGAACTATTAGTCTCAGCGACCTTAACTACGAATGTCATGGTTGGGAAGTTATACCGTTCCTTGAACCTATTGTTATTGATGGGGTTGTGTACGCTCATTATTTTACTTCTGGCGTTATGGGGCGTGCTGTAACTTCTGCTGCTGCCCTGTTAGCTAAGAAGCACATGTCAGCGGTTATGGGTCATGTGCAGAATAGGCAGATAGCCTACTCTAATCGTGCCGATGGTTCACAGATCACTGGTCTCTTTAGTGGCTGCTGCTACCTGCATGACGAGGACTATCTAGGGTGTCAGGGTAACAAGTACTGGCGCGGTATCTGGATGCTACATGAGGTCACTAACGGTAGCTTCGATGAGATGCCAGTGTCTCTTAACTACTTAAGGAAAAAGTATGAGCATTGATAACGCAACACCATCAGACTGGTACAGGGTCCAGCAACTTGAGCCAATCAATCTGCACAATGTAGACCAAGCATTTGACAGAGCCGCCAGTGTAGACATCAAGACACTAGGTGACTACATCAAGTCTAAGCAAATTGGAGGCGATCATTACAAGTCTAACATCGAACCTTGGGATGTGTTCCTAGATTGGGGTTTAGATCCTTGGGCTTGTAACGTAATCAAGTATGTGGCTCGTCATCGCAAGAAGGCAGGCAAACAAGACCTTGAGAAGGCAAAGCACTATCTAGAGTTTATGATAGCTAATTATGACAAAGTTGGTGACAAGTACTACAAGGTGTGATATAATATCATGGCATTAACATTAGAAGAGATAAAGGAGCGCATGAAGCGGTGGGATGAGTTAACACTCATAGAGGAGTTATCAATCCGTTCAGAGGATATAGTTGAAAGGTTTGATGATATTATTGAAGACAATGCAGACAGATTAGAGTCGCTAGTTAATTGGGAAAATACATAATGGATTATTATCAACAGTTTATTGCAAAGAGTCGTTATAGTCGGTTCATGCCTGAGAAGAACCGCCGAGAACACTGGGAAGAATCAGTGGATCGTTACTTTAATTTTATGTTTAATCATCTGGACGAGAAGTATAAGTTCTCTCCTGATGCTGAGCTGCGTACAGAGCTGGTTGCCGCTGTCAAGAACCTAGATGTTATGCCATCTATGAGGGCTATCATGACCGCAGGCAAGGCCCTAGACCGCGATAACACTGCAGGTTATAACTGTAGCTACCTGCCTATCGATGACCCTAAAGCCTTTGATGAGGCTATGTACATCCTACTCTGCGGTACAGGTGTAGGCTTTTCTGTGGAGCATAAATATGTCGATCAATTACCTGAAGTCCCGGATCAGTTGTTTGATTCTCAGACTACTATTTCGGTTGCGGATTCAAAAGAAGGGTGGGCCAAAGCACTACGCCAACTCATCGCTCTACTATACTCTGGGGAAGTTGCAAAATACGATCTTAATAGAATTCGACCTGCAGGAGCCAGACTCAAAACTTTTGGAGGACGTGCCTCTGGTCCCGGACCTTTGGATGAGCTTTTTAAGTTCACTATCGCCAAGTTCAGGGGAGCAGTGGGTAGAAAACTTACATCAATCGAATGTCATGATCTTCTCTGTAAAATCGGGGAAGTTGTTGTTGTCGGTGGAGTACGAAGATCTGCAATGATTTCTTTGTCGGACCTCGAGGATGACCGTATGCGGTCTTGTAAATCAGGAAATTGGTGGGAACAAAATGGACACAGAGCACTTGCTAACAACTCAGCAGCTTACACTTGTAAACCA